AACGGCCCCCTCAGCTCCGGGTGTCTCGCGGTGACTTCGGGGCTAAGTCCCCGCTCATGGGCCGCCGACAGCCCGGATCCGACCGCCGCCACCGATCCGGCGGCGACGATGAACGTCAGCCACGCCGGGACGCTGACCCCAGCCAACGCCGCGCCGATACCAGACGCCCCGGTCGATGCAGCGGCGGGCAGCGCCACCGCCAGCGCGGTCTTGATTGTCGTAAGCCCGGTGATAACTGCGGCGATGCCGGCGATCGACTGCCACGCGATGAACGCCGCCGCGACCGCCTTGATCGCCCCCGGATGCTGCCCCAGCCAGCCGAGAACCTTCTCCAGCGCCGACCCCAACTGGCCCACCACCTGCACAGCCTGATCGAACATCGCTTTGATGTCGTCGCGGTGCGCTAAAACCCAGGCGTTGACCTCGTCGAGTTTCTTCGTCACGTTGCCGATAGCCTGCACGATGTTGTCGGACGCGGAGACGGTGTCGCCGCCGAACAGCGCGCTGATGAAGTTGGCGCCCAACCGGGCCGCCGCCGTCACCGCGTTCGAGGTGGCGCCCTCGATGGTTTCGCCCATCTTCTTCGCGAATCCCGGTGCCTGCGACTCGATCGCGTCGAACACCTGCTGGACGCCGATTTTCCCGTCGGTGATCATCTTCGTGACCGCTGCCGGATCGGTTCCCAATGATTTCGCCAACCAGGATGTGATCGGGATGTTCCGTTCGGCGAGCTGCTGAACCTCATCCCCCATCAGGTGGCCCTTGTTGATGACCTGCTCGAACACGTTCGCGATCTCGTCGAACGGCGCCCCGGCGAACCCGGCCGCATCAGCCATCGCGGTGAGTGTTTTCGTCATGTCCTGCCCGGGTTTGATCCCGGACGCCAACAGTTTCGGCACCTGCGCGAGGGCGTCGTTCAGCGCGATGGGGGTGCCCTGTACGACGTCGTTGACGTCTTTCATGATGGCGGCGACATCTTGCCCGGTTAACCCGAGCGCCTCCAACTGGTGGCGGGCGCGGTCGAGGGATTCCAGCCGTTCAAACCCCTTAAACAGGATCGCGCCGATACCGGCGGCCCCGGCGGTGACGCCGGCTTTCAACGCGAACCCGGCCGCATTTCCCGCCGCCGTGAGTACAGCCTTATCGAGACGGATCGCGGCGCCTAAACTTTTCCCGATAACGTTTCCGACGCCGGTGCCGATGCGGGACGCGTTGGATTCGAAGCCTTTACCGAATTCGACAGAAGATTGGATGCCGGCGACCTTCATCTGCCGCTGCACATCGGCCAGCGCGGGGGCGATAGCTTTGTGTACCGCGTTGGTCAGCCGTGTGTCGAGGGTGGACGCATCGAGATCGACACTGATTTTTACCGAACCGGCATCCACCCGCTCAGACTAATCGGGTGGGGTCACCCTGCCGTTATCCTTGACGACATCCCGGGACGCGTCGGAGTTAGTGCTCAACTCGATCACCTGTTTAACAAGCTCACCGATCGTGTCGATGGTGTAGTCCTCCTCGTCGGGGTTTACCAGCCGGTAAAACACCTGCCACCATGTCGCCTCCGACATGTGCATCATCATGAACAGCCCGGTCAGCGAGTTACGCCGGTGATCCGAAATGTAAGGCCCCGACCCGAGCGACAGCCCCGCCAGCGCCTTCTGCGTCGGTTTCCGCACGGCGAGCCGGTCGCCCTCAAACTGCAGCCACTGATGCGGCCACTCCGTCTCCGGTTCCGCCCACGGCTCCGGGTCGGGTAGCGCCGCCTCAACTGCGGCAGGAGGTGCAGGTTCGTCTGGCTCGGGCTCAGCGGAGTCGGGCTCAGCGGGGTCGGCGTCGATGATGGGGGTGTCGTCCAGGGTCCGCGGCTCAGGCACCGCCGCACAATAGCACCCCTCATGCCGGGTTCAGCGGCGGTGACGGGCGGCGACAACCGCGGCCGCCTCCGTCAGGAACGGGCGTGCGCGCGTCCCGGGATGATGCACCGACCGGGCGAATACCACACGGCCACCCATTTCGAATCGCAGCGCGGCCGCGCGGCGGGCCCGGATAATGTGCGGGCGGGTGCCCTTCTCCAAGAATTGCGTAGCCCCGCCCGCGGTCACTGCGCCGCGGATATCGAACGGCCCCGCAGCACGTGCGGGGATCGTCCTAATCGTGCTGCGAGTATGACCGGTGCGCACCGGTACCCGTCTGCGCGCCTCCGCAGCAATTTCCTCGCTAGTTTCGTTGACGGCGCGCCGCCCGATCCGAAGAAATTCGCTAGACAGGTTCTCCCGGTTGATTTCGACGTCGACACGGACGTTAGCCATGATGACTCAATTCTATTGGTGCGCTTGCGATCACGGTAATATAGCCGCGGTTAACCAGGTGTTGTACTCGTTTCGTCCACGGCACCACCCTCCGCTGACCCTTCAGCAGCCACGCCGACGGGGTCGCGCTGCCCTCCACCAGCACTATCCGCGCCATCGTCATCATCTCCCGTAGCCTGCGGCTGCGCCTCCGGCCGTCGCGGCGGTTTGGCGGGGGCCGGCTCGTCGTCGACCCATTCCAGCACCTCAACGAACCCGCCGTCGATGAGCCGCTGCACGTGATCGTCGTACATGATGTTCTCGCGTATCTCACCCTTCGAGACATAGACGCACGGTTTGATCGAACCGACAATCGTCACTAAAGCCATGATGGTGGCACCTTTCAATCGAACTGCACGTAGATGATGCTGGTCCATGCCAAAATCCCGCCCTCAGGACCGTAGGGCAGGATCTCGTCGGTGGCGACGGTGTACGTGTCGGCCTCAAGCTGTTTCGCCGCCCGGCACACCGCCAGTTCGATCCGCCACGAATCCTCCAGGCTGGTGTCGAACTCCATATCGTACTGAGCCCAGGTGGGCTGCTCATCCATCACCGCGCAGCGACCCACACCAACCTCCACAGCAACCGCGCGCGGCAAGCTACACGACGTCGGATCGGCTGCTGCGCCGGGCAACCGGCGGGTCCGGTACCGCCGCATGACCCGCACCCACACGAACGGCTCATCACAGCCCACTGCGTCGGTGTGCGCATTCCAACTCGCTGTCGGCGCACCCTCACCAGCAAAAAAATGGACGATCATGGTGCCGCCCGCGGCCGGCGGAAAACTGCTGTCCGCAGCAAACGCCTCAGTCAACGCGGCGGCGATAGCTTCAACGACCGAAACCACCGGATCAAGAGGGATAGGCGCCGACATCTATCCAGCACCCGTTGTCAGATGACGCTGGGTGCGCATTGCAGCCTGCTCGGATTGACGCTGGACAGCCACAGATCAACTTCCCGAAGCCCAGTCTTGCCTTGTTCGTACATTCTGGACGGGTCAAACTGGTGCGTGACGCCTTGGCGGGTGGTGCTGACGACGGTCGACGGCAGGCGGCATTGGCCGCCAGTACACGCTAGGTAAAGCTCTTTCGCGAGTAGGCCGGTGAGTCGGTCCACCCCGGCCGGGACCGGGACACCTTTCAAAAATTCGACTGACCATGTGTTGGGTTCGCCCATGGGTCGGGTGAGGTCTTGGTGCGGCCAGATGTGCCGGCCGCCGGTGCGGTGCAGCACGTCGCCTTCCAGGACGTACTCATTGGGGTCCAGGATGGTGCCGTCGATGATGATTTCGATGATGTCCTGCGCGGGTCCGGGGAGGTGCACGGCGCCGGGCCCGGAGGAGCGGCAGCGGCCGTGGCAGCCGCAGTCCTGCGTGATCCACTGACCGCCGTCGAACCAAATGGAGTAACTGGTGGTGTAGTAGCTGTATTGCGGCCACCAGGGGCCGACCGTTTCGATGCAGGGCCGCGCGATGTAGGGGCACACCCCGAACTGGCGGCCGGACAGCGCCCACAGCACGCCCACGGCGAGGTCCTCGGCGGCTCGGCGCTGCGCGGCCGCCGCCGCATAGTTGGGATCGTCCTGGTCGGGCAGGGCGGGCAGGCAGTCACGCGCAACGGGCCACTCGCACGGACCTGACATGGGGGTGATCCTATCGGGGGTGGATGCGGGGGTCAGCGGTCCCCGCTGGGGGTGACGCGGCGGCGCACCCGGATCGTCGCATCCGCCGGTTCGGGGCCGGTGTCGATATCGAACGGCACCGGGTACGGAACGCCGCCTGCCGTTATCCGGATCACGCCGCACGATCGCAGCAGTGTGCAGGTTCGGTCAGTGTGCAGCATCGCGTCGCCCGGCGACACTATCAGGGCGCCCGGGCGGGCCGGCCGGGTCAGGGCACCGTCGCGGTCGCCGACGATCAGCGCATGGGTCATGTCGATCAGCAGCAGCGGTGGCGCGCCGATGACGCCGTCGCCGGCGAACACGATTATCCGTAGCGCGGCGTCGAGGCGTCCCGCAGTAATCTTGGCCGCCGCCACGGCGACGATGATGTGGTGCAGCGTGACGGCGGCCGTGCCGTACAGGGTTTGGTGGGCGTTGACCGCGACCGTCACACGTTTCAGTGCGGCGGCCAGCACACCGGTCGGTATCTGCGGGGTTCCCGTTCCGGCCGCGGCGGCCGCCGGGTGCCGCAGCGTCACTACTACGACGCCCCGTGAAGGCATCCGGGCGGATACGGCCGCCGTGGTGGGTGTGAGCACTATCGCCGCGACACCGGTCTGCCTCTGGGTGCCCGAGAGTGTGACGGCCGGATGCTTCAACACTGCGGCGATCACGCCCTGCGGGCGCATTACCCCGGTAAGGTTCGCCGCGACCCGGCGGCCAACAACAGTGATGGTGCCGGCCTCGGCGAGCTTGCCGGTCAGGGCGGCGGCGACAGGTTTGACAGCAGAGGTGACGGTGGCGGGTGCGCCGGCCACCGCCCCAGTCAGCGCCACTGACAGTCGGCGTGCCGCAGCGGCCAGCGCACCCTTGGGCGCCATGATGCCCGAGGCGGCTGCAAGGGTGCGGCGCAGCACAGCTGTCACGGTGCCGCCATAAATTTTGGCGCCGACCGCTGCGACCGATACTGCGCGGCCCGAGGCGGCGATAACCCCGGTGGGGCGCAGATAGCCGGTGACCACGACCGCGACCCCGCGGCCAACAGCGGTGATGGTGCCGGATTCGGCGAGTTTCCCCGCCGCCGCCACCGCGACGGATTTAGCGGTGGCGGCGAGGGTTCCCGGCGGTCCCGACGTCGACCCCGCCACGGCTGCTACCAGTTTGCGCAGCGATACACCGAGCACGCCCCGCGGGTGTTCCACCCCGGCCGCGGAGACGGCGACACGCCGCAC